ATCCTTCGCGGCGACTACGAAGAAAAAGCAAAGGTGCGCGAAGCAGGCATTCGCATCGGCGCAATCTTCAGCGCCAAGCTCGCAGCCCTAGTCAACGATGCCAGCGGTGCACTGGCGGGCTTGGGCGAAGCCGAACTGCGAAAGAAGTTGCATGAGCGCACGCAGCAGATATTGAGTGAGATTAGAGACGAACTTGAGAAGCTATGACATACGAAACCCGAACCCTAAAGATCGCCGTCGGCGTGAAAGGCGAACCGATCTTCCACGAAGGCACAACCGAGATCGAGATCGTTGATGAAGCTGCGGGCGAGTTCTTAAAAATTACGCAATCCATGGACAACGCCGAGCCGGGCGTGATCAAGATCGATCCGCACGAATGGCCGATGCTGAAGGCTGCAATCGATAGGATGATGAAGGAGTGCCGGAACTATGACTAAATCGTCACTCTGGGCGATATATTGCCGCAAGAACCCAAAATTCGCCGAGGAGGGCGAGATCACGCTCACCACTCGCGGGCTGCGGAAGATGTTTGATGTCACTTGGGACACAGCTTTTTATGATGGCGACGAAGAGCCTTGCGCGCCGAAAGAATATAGCTCGCCGAGCGTGGAGACATTGATGAAGGCATTTGGGATGAAACCATGAACCCGCTTGCATCAGGAATTCGCGACGGAATCAAGCTCGCCTTCGACGGCACGCTCTTGGACTGGGCCGAAGATCATGTGCATTTCCCTAACTCGGATCGAGCGAGCCGCTTCGATCGCACCGTCGCCCCGTGGATGAACGAGCCGCTACTCGCCGCAAGCGATGACGAGACAACGCAAGTCTTCATCCGCGCATCCACGGGAGCAGGCAAAACGACGATGATGGAAGCCTTGGCCTGTTTCATCGTCGCTCAGAAGCCCGGGCCTACGCTTTTCGTCGGCCAGACAGACGATATGGTGAAGGATTGGACAGAATCGCGCCTGCTCCCGATATTCCGTGAGTGCGCGCCTGTGAGAGAATTGTTTCCCGAAGATCGCCACGCGATGCGCAAGACGACGATCTTCTTTCCTCACATGGTTCTTTTCGCTGGCGGCGCAAACATGACGAACCTTCAAGAGAAATCCATGCGCTATTGCATCGGTGATGAGGTGTGGCGGTGGAAGCACGGGATGATCCGCGAACTGAAGGCAAGGCATCACGATCGCTGGAACCGCAAGACGATCCTTGTCTCGCAGGGCTGGGACAGCGGCCACGAAGCAGATGCCGAGTGGGAGAGCGGCACGCGGGAAGTGTGGGGCTGGGAGTGCAAATGCGGGGAGTGGAACCGTTACACATTCGATGACATCAAGTATGATGTCGCGAAAAACGAAACCGGCGAGATTCTCTGGGACAAGGTGCAAGACTCGATCCGCATGGAGTGTCCCGCGTGTCACGCTCAATACAAAGACACGGCGGCGGTTCGCAGGCAACTGTCATCTTCCGCCAGTTACAAACAACTCAACCCGCACCCGATTCGTGGGCATCGATCGTTTGAGTTTCCGGCTTACGCCGTCTGGTGGATTCCTTGGTTTAGCATCGTTCGCGAGTGGATCGAAGCGCAGGAGAGTAAACACGCCGGGAATCTGGAACCGCTCAAGCAATTCGTGCAAAAACGCAAGGCGCAGGTGTGGCAGGATGAAGTCGTGTCGAGTCTGCCGGAGATCAGCGTCGGCGATTATGCGAAGGCCGATTTTATTGACGGGCAAAAGATCGATGGTGAGCATCGGCGGTTTCTCTGTATCGATGTTCAGCGTGATCACTACTTTGCAATTATTCGCGCCTTCAGAACTGACGGCTCATCGATGCTCTTGGCGGAAGCAAAGCTGTTAACTTGGGAAATGATCGAGGCAATGGCATTGCAATATCAGATTCATCCTCGCGCAGTGGTGGTGGATGCTGGCTTCGATACTGCGCTTGTTTACGAGCGATGCGCTCGCAATGGTTGGACGGCATCGCATGGCTCGGGGCAGGATGGTTTCTACCACATGGATGGCGGCAGGCGCGTCAAGAAATTTGTTTCCAAGATCGAGACGGCGGTTGCCGGTTCAGACAACCTTCGCGCGTTTTATTTCTTTTATTCTAACGAGGGCATCAAGGATAAGCTCGCCAGCTTGCGCCAACCTGGAGCCGCGCCAAAGTGGGAAGTGCCGAGAGATGTCTCGGAAGATTACCGCAAGCATATGTTGAGCGAGATGAAAAAAGACATCGTGAACGCGAAGACGAAACAGGTGGAAGCTCGCTGGGTAAAGATCGGCGGCCGGCCAAACCATCTTTGGGATTGCGAGTGTATCGCGCTCGCATCGGCCATGCTCGCCGGGGTGTTGCCGGTTGGCGAATCCGCATGAATAGGGCTTTTGAACGAATCAATTTTTTCTGGAATTTTTTTGTTTACATGTCGGCGGGAATGAGAGAATCTTTACGCATCGAAGGGCAAGACGCCCGACGAGAGAAAACAAAATAGAAAACTTAAAAATGAAAACGATCACAACAACCGAAGGAACAAAATTCACAAGCTCACGCTTCAAGCAAATCAAAACTGTTGAAGAGTGGATTCTCGCCTTTCCGGCAAGATATTCAAATCTTCCCTCCCGCATTGCAAAATCCTTCGCGAAACGCGATATGAATAACGCGAAATGAGCGACGAGCAAATCAATATCGCCATCGCCGAAGCGCTTGGTCACAAAGATATCGCTTTGCGTGTAATTGCTGAAGGCACCGGAATGGATAGCGAAGTGCTATGCAGCGGGACTCTCGGCAGGGGAGGATATGCAATCCCAGACTACTGCAACGACCTCAACGCGATGCGCGAAGCGGAGAAAACGCTTGGCAATGACTTCAGGTTTTCTGTGGTCCTTTACCACCAACTGATACCACTTGAGGATCAATATGAAGACCATACCATTACATGGTCGATAGCCAATAGGCTGATTAAAGCCACCGCCAGACAGCGAGCACAGGCGTTTCTGCGGGCAATCGGAAAATGGGAGGAAGAGAAATGAGTGATACACCGGATACAGATGACGCCCAATTCGGGACAGGTAGAGTCGGCGTGGACTTCGCCCGCCGCCTTGAACGCGAGCGCAACGCGGCGCAGGAGATAAACGCCCGTTTAAGAGAAATAATTAGTCGAGCAAGCCGCGATTATGACGAGCAAATTGAACTCTTTCGGGCGGAGTGCAACAAGCTCCGCGACATCGCGGAGAGGGCGATCGATTTAGCTTTAGCATATTACGATGGTCCGTGTGAACGCGATGGCGCAAAACTCCGCGCCGAACTTGACCAGTTAAAATCAAGGAAATAAAAATATGACGCCTGAAATGTTAAATACCATAACAATTTTTCTTGTAATATTTGGATTGGGCTTTGCGGTTATTTTGAAAGGAAACGACTAGGCGCGCCCGATCGCATTTGACACAACCGCCCAAACAATGGCACTTTCCAAATCGTATTTCGGCCTGCCGCTCGCCACGCTGCAAAGTTTGCAAACGCAGTTCATCGCCTGCTTGGAAGCAATCGCCGTGGCAGGCGCAAGTTACAGCATCGCAGGCCGCTCGTTCACCCGCGCCAATCTTGGCGAAGTCGCGCAAACGATCAAGGAACTCCAAGCCGCCATTGACAACGCGCGGGGAACTAGGGTAAAAAGAGTTGTTACAGCATTCCCGACACAATACCCATGAAGCAAGATTTCATCACTAAAGCACTTGCGGTTGTTTCGCCTAAGGCGGCGATGTCGCGAATGATCAGCCAAGAGCGGCTCCGCAACTTCGGGCGCTTTGATTCTGCGCTCGAAAGCACCAAGCGCGGAATCTCTCGCAATATCTCTGGCGCGGAAGACACCGCAGGAACCGCCGAACGCTACAAGCTCATCCGCGCTGCTCGCGATCTCGCAGATAATTTCCCGCCAGTTCGCTCACTCCTTCTCAAATTTTCCACCTATGTTTCGGGGCGGCTCACCTACCAAGCTCGCACGGGCGACAAGGATGTTGACGAGCAGGTTGAACGCTACTGGCGCAACTGGTGCAAGAGTTGCGATTTCCTTCGCAGGCATGATTTTGTCACGCTCTTGCAACTCGCTGTCATGGCGATCCTGCGCGATGGCGATTGTGGGTTTATCATCGTTCGCGACAAAGGCGAGCTTAAGTTGCAATCCGTTGAAGCCGATCGCATCGGTTCGCCATACAATCGCCTGATTGATTCGGATACCTACATCGGCGGCATCATGTTGGACGAATACGGTAGACCGGATAAATTCCAAATATTCGTTAGAACGATTAGCAACCAATACATCGAGCCAACCGATATCCCCGCCGCAGAGTTTATTCATCTTTTCGATGCTACGCGCCTTGATGAATACCGTGGCCGCTCGGCATTCGCTACCGCACTCAACGCGGCTCGCGACTTGCAGGAAGCTCTGAAGGCCGAGATTCAAGCGATCAAATATGCTTCGTATCAAACGGGCGTGATCGTGACGGAGAATGGCAGCGCCGACGCTGCCGACTACTTCGCCACCAGTAACCAGAACGATCTCGGCCAGACTGAAAAACTTTCCAACATCGATCCCGGTGCAATCAACTATCTCTCTCCCGGCGAGAAAATGGAGATGTTCAAAAGCGATCGCCCAGGCGGAGCGTTCGGAGAGTTCGTGCGTCTCGTTCAATCGCACATTTGTATGTCGGTTGGCTTGCCCTACGGCTTCGCATTCGATGCTGACAAGTCCGGCCCGATGGCCCGCATGGAGGCTGCGATGGCCGAGCGCACATTTGCGCGTTGGCGCAGGCTCTTGGAATCACAGTTCCTTGATAGGATAAAAAATATTATCTTACTCGATGCGCAATCTCGCGGCCTGCTTCCCGACAACGAATTCCTTCTTGATGGCCGCTGGTGCTGGCCTGCGAAAGTATCGATTGATTATGGCCGCGAAGCCAATGCCGACATTGCTTTGTGGAAGGCGGGACTCAAAACCGCTGGGCAGATTTACAGCGACATGGGAGAGGATTATGAAGAAGCCTTCCGCGCTCGGGCGAAGGAAGCAGCGATGATTGTTGATCTCGCTGACGAGATGGACATCCCTCCGCAATACATTTCCGACTCCGTGCCCATGCCGAAGCGCGATGAAGCGCAGCCGATTGATGCGCTACCCGAAATTGTCGCACCTGAAATTGTCGCACCCAAGCCGCAAGTCGAGACATCCGAATTCCAAGCCGATCAACACAAACCCACCGCAGGCATGGTCGAAGAAGCCAAACGCGGACTTGAATGGCGGCGTGAATACAATCGCGGCGGAACCGCTGTGGGCGTTGCCCGCGCTCGTGACATCTCCAACGGCGACAATCTTTCCGACGATACCGTGAAGCGCATGCACAGCTATTTTTCGCGCCACGAAGTCGATAAAAAAGGCAAGGGCTTCTCACCCGGTGAAGAGGGCTTCCCATCCGCTGGCCGCATCGCTTGGGCCTTGTGGGGCGGAGATGCGGGGCAGACTTGGGCGGCGGCGAAGGTTGAACAGATCAACCGCAGCAAGAAGCTTGAGCGCAAAACCAAAACCAGCACCGATGTAAAGCGCAACGAACACGGGCAGATAATCAACCTTGAGAAGAAGGTTGAGCTTGTGATGCCGACGCCCGAAGGCAAAGAAGAGCAAGAAGATTTTTATAATCGCTGTATGGCCGATGACACTATGAACTCAGAATATCCAGACGACAAACAACGCTTCGCGGTGTGCCGCGTGCAATGGGAAGGAGCCTCGAAATGATCGCGCAAGGCATCGCGCTTGAAGCCAAGCGCCAGTTCTTGGTTGGCATGCACCAACCAACAGACACATACAAAATCGCGCTGTATAGTTCCCGCGCACAAGTCGGGCCAGCAACGAAGCATTACACGCCAGAAGGCGAAGTGGCGGGCGCTGGCTATGATCGCGGCGGGTATGTGCTTGCAGGATTCAAAAGCGGCATGGCGGGTGCAAATGCGTTCGTTACTTTTGATGATCTTAAGATCGATCGCGCCACCTTCACGGCGCACGGGGCTTTGATCTACAATGCCAGCAAAGAAAATGCCGTGCTTTGCACGCTGAACTTCGGCGCAGATCGGCCTGTGTTCGATGGCGCTTTTGAGTTAAAATTTCCCACGCCCACAGAAAAAAACGCTTTGATCTTACTCGCTTAAAAATATGAACGCCACAAATCCCATCACCATCGACGGCAAAACCTACGACCGCTACTCCATGACGCTCGCCGTCTCCGGACGCTACACCGCCCCCGACCAGCCAGACGCCAGCGTTGTCCTCACCCTCACGCCCACACGCTTTGAAGGCGACCAGATCGAGCAAGCCGCCGAATCCCGCACCGTCCTCTTCGGCTCCCTCGCCGTAGCCGACGACGACGCCCGCGCGGCAGTCTCCGAAGTGCAAGCCGCCCTACAAAAATTCATCCTCGCGAAAGGACTCTAAGCCATGGCCATCTGCAAAGCCGTCGCCACCGGAAACTGGAGCGCCGCCGCCACATGGGACGGAGGCACCATCCCCAGCCTCGAAGATACCGTTTACGCAAACGGCTACACCGTTACCATCGACCAAGCCATCGACCTCACAGGCTCCACCGTCGATCAATCCGGCAGCTTCATCCCCGGCCACATTTACCAGATCGTCAGCCTCGGCACAACAAATTTCGCCCTCACTGCGAATGCCATCGTCCCCGGCACGAACGCCACCACCGCTGTTGCAGTAACCGCTGCCATCGGCACCATCTTCCAAGCCGTCAACGCAGGCACAGCCACCACAGGCACAGCCCGCCGCGTCGGCGCTCTGCTCAATTATGTGAATACCCCCATCTCCGTTGTCACAGGCGGCGGGTTCACCATGAGCGGGAACCACAACATCACCGGAGCCTACATCCAAGCCGGAAGCGCAAACTGCCTCACCTTCACCAGCACCGCCACATCCACGCTCTCCGCATGCCGCGCCACAGGCTCCGCGTTCAACCAA